TTGCCTGAATTCAACCAGTCCATTTCGGCCGGGGTGTTGGACAGCCGGGAAACCTCTTCGATAAGTGCGTCAAGTATCAGAGGTTCGCCGTGCCGTTCTACGCCTTGATAACGCTTTTTGATAGCGTTGATTATTTGTCTTTGCTGTGAACCCGTTAGCGTCGGTCGCACGCCGTTGGCATCCTTCCCAACGCGGATTGTATGGCTCGGGTGGATTCCCTGTCGGAACATACTTGTCTGTGATGTAGTGATCGCCTCATCCGCATCGACGGCCCCGCCGACGGCCTGCAAGGGTGAAGTCGCACCGTGAGGGTCGGACGGATCGGGATAGCTGAAGTAGACACACTCATCGGCCGGTAGGTCGAACGCTTCGGCGTGGCCGGGTGGCCTCACTTTGAAAGCAGAAAACTTCGTTGACCCCTCAAAACCGACAATCCAACTGGTCGGGATGGGGAGAATCTGTTTTCTCTCGGGAAGCCACCATAGTTGCCGGCCGGTCAGTTCCAGTGATGCGACGGTGGAGAACATCAGAGACCACGCAACCATCAGGTCGTTCGGATCGGCCAGCAGGTCCAGAATTTCGTGGCTGTCCAATGGCTTGACGTTGCTCGCCGCCTTAGTGGATCGGGGTGAGCGGACTCGCTCAACGTGAATGGGTTGCCCCGCAATCCTTTGAGCAATGGGACGGATGGAAGCATAGACCCATCCACGGAAATGCCGTAGCTGTTCTGAAGCCTTTGACAAGTCTGTCCGCTGGATCGGCAACCCGGAGGGACCACGGGCCAGTAGGTCATTCGTCACTTGAGAGACGGACGCTTTGGCCGCATGGTAACTACGCGACGTGTCGGCGAATGCCTTGTTCAGTGCCGTCATCGGTCACCCCTTCCGCCTCTGCTCTCTGTCTTGCATACGCTGCACCTTCGGCCTTGATTCTCTCGCGGTCCCTTGCGATAACGGCAGCCAAGGATTCTATCTCGGCATTTGCTACCGCTAAACGACACCGCTCCGCATCCAACTCGGTGGTAAGTTTCTCCACCTGTCGCTGGAGGGAGCGGGTAGCGTACCGTCTGAGGATCTTCATTTGTCACCCAATCGCTCAAGCACCTTGGCAAGCATCGCTGTCTGTTGTTCAATCGCGGTGGCAAGCCTGTCAGTAGTAGATGGTTTGGGTTCATTCAAGATGAAGTTCATCCGAGGTTTGCCGTCGATCTTGTCCGGTAACTTCCCCGACACGACCTTAGCCAAACCACTTTCCACAGCAAGTTTGATCCAATGCAACCAGGTGGTTGCGTCGACCTCCCCGAATTCCGTCAACGCGGGTTCAAGGGACATGCCGGCCTTTTCGATCTTCTCGCGGATCGGTGCGTGCTCTTCGTCGTGGATCGGCTCACGCAGATAGCCAGTCCCGTCGGGTTCGATGCCCAACCGTTGCGACGGGATCGGCTCCGGCCACTCGCTGGCCTTCATTTTCGCCATCGGTTCGGCCACTCGCAGCATATCAAACTTGCCACGGATTGACCGTTGCAGCGGTGCGAAAATGAGATTTTCGTTGTGTTCGCCGTCTACTTCAATTTCTACTGCTTTAACCATGATGTTTTTCCTTTCGGTTAGCTTTGGCCATTGGTCCACTTGCAACAAGCGTTCGCATCCATCAAACGGCCGCCGAAGCGTGCTCGATAGACCAATAGTGCAAGGTTGCGGGTTGCCAAGTATGAGCCACCAGTCTCGAATCGGATTTCGAGGCCGAGCCGTCGGTACATCCTGTATTTCGCCATCGCTACGATTGCGGCCCGTCGGTTCGTGATGTTGTTTTCGATCTTGTGCGGCCACCCCAAACATTCATAATCGTTGATCGTGGTCAGCGGTGCCAACGCCGGCCGCTGGTCGGTCGTCGGTGCTGCGGTGTCGATCGCAATCTGCCGGCTTCGTTGGTACGTGGTGTCGTTCGTGACAAACGCAACGCGGTTGCTCCGGTTCCGGTACTGTTTCGCGAGACCGAACAACAGACCGACATAATCTGCCAGCGTCGGTGGTCCGGCCCCCGCGTTCGCAGCGAGAACGGTGCCGACACCAGCCGCCGTGAAGATGCCTTGCGGTTGCGTCGTCCCGTTGCCGTCGGCAATCATGTTGTCCAGTTCATTTCGCAAACGATCGCCGACAAGTCCGGTTAGCGTACCTCCAACGTTGACCGGAGAATCGCTCAGGAAATCGCGACCAACCTCTATCGCACCGTCGATGGTGAAGATCGTGGTGTCGATGGGATTGACGATTGCAGCCGTGTTGAAAACCGTGATAGCGGTATCGTCACCACCTCCCCAACTCATCGTCGGCGTGCCGATCGACGCACCCTCTATGCGACGGCCACGGGGAACAACCTTCAAGTCGACCATCGGGAACAACTCGCCGCCCAAGAGCGGGAAGGTAATCACGTCGGAATCGAATTCAATCGGGGTGATTTCCAGGCCGCCGCTGCCCGCATCGTCGATCAGTGCCTTGATATTCAAGTCGCCGCCGATGTAGTCACAGAACTGGTCGCCAACCTTGCCTGCCCATGCCTGCTTGACGCAAACCTCATCGAGCAATGATCGCTCATGCTCGCCAAGCGGACAATTCACGCCGGCCTTGTTTGCGAGAAACTTCAGTAGCACTCCGGCCCTGGCTTTGCTGCCTTCGCTCATCGACATACATTCCCGTTCGTGTATCGGGTCGACCACCGGCTGGCCCGTCTTGACATGCTTGACAGCGTATCGGGTTTCGTCGTATTTTTCGGATTCATCCTTCACGCGGATTCGGCTTCCTTGATCGAACAGTGTTTCGGGGGATAGTGTTGCAGACATTTTTTTGCCTCCACTCAATTCTCTAAACTTATCGGCCGACAACTCACCCGTCGCGAGCAGCTTGGCCGCTTTCTTTCCATATACGTTTTGCAGCGTTTCATCGCTTGCATCGCCGATGACCGCCGGAGCGTTGTGGTGCTCCCGCAGGTAGGCTGCCATTGCTTTTGTTGGTTTCATTTCCTGTAACCTCGATAATTTTGGCATCCCGATAACCTTGTTCGATGGCGAACTGTTTCAGTTTTTCAGCATCCGCACGATGGCTGTGTTTTGAGAACGTCAGTATCGGAATCGTGCCATAGGACACCACAACTTTGAACATCACTCACACCTCGACGCCCCGGCCGACGTCCGGGATTCACGCGACCATGAAAATACCTGTTTGAAAGGCCAACAAACAGGGAGGAAAAAATCGCGGACTCAGACCGGACGGTACGGATCGGCCGGGGGTAGCGATAATACAAAAAAACGCCGCGTCGATGATCGTTCTTCCGGCAAGGTGAAAAAACGCACATCGACGCGGCGTACTGTACCCACATCGCGGCTTTGTTACTCTGCTATTATACGGTCTGGGGGTCGATTAGTAAATAACGATTTGGATTTTGCATAGGTGACAGCGAACGACAACGCCGATGCCAAGTCACCGTGAGCCGTACCCACTCCGTCGGTCTTTGTCTCGGGACTCACGAGCCGTATCTTCAACCCTGTATCTTTGACCTGCAATCTCTTCAAATCCACAAGCAAGTCATCGTCAGAATACAAGTCGATGGTTCGCTGTTGAAACGCTTCCACCGTAGCTGTAGCTTGCTCCTGAAGACTGCTTGTGGTTTGCGGTGTCCGAATGACCGGGACCCCTACTCTTTCAAGTAGTTCCAGCAAGTGTTCCCCCTGGTACGGATCAAGTGATAATCCGACCAGGTTGAACTTCTTGTGTACTTCCAGGATGGCAACCTTGACCGCCTCCAGACTGACACGTTTACCAGGTTTCGGTTTCCACGATCGACAATATGCCAACCGTAACCGATGGGTGGCCTCGTGATGGATTTCCTCGATTTCCTCTACCGGTTCATCCAAAATGTCTAAATCGATCAGTGCTTTTGTTGTAGTGGACAGCCGCTTGGGTTTGGTTTTCTCTTCGCAGTAGCCTATGTGTTTCCCGACGATGACAAGACCGGTGGCATGCTTTCGCAAACCAATATCCAGCCCGCCGACGAACACCCACCCTTGCTCGGAACCGTTCATCGGTCCGGTTTGCGTTACGCAAGCACCTATGTCGGTCGCGTCGATCGCACCTTCGGTGTCACCCGTCCAATCGCCTTTGAACAACCGTCTGAAACGGCCGGGACTGTTGCGACGTTCGGCCTCTTTCAACGCTTCCTTGCTTATCCACGGTGGACGCCCAGTGTACTCCAGGATACGCCACCGCCTTGACGCCGCGAACGTCCGCTTCCATTCGAGTTGCCAGGAAGGATCGAACCCGGCGTTGGTCGCGATGACACCCAACCCGTTCGGCATCTTGTCGAGGTTATCCAACAGGGTTGCGGAAAAATCCTTGTCCGTCTGGTGCGTCAATTCGTTGATTACCACCACGTCCGGCCTGGCTCCATGAGACCCGAGTTTGTCGGTGGTCAGGATTTCGCAGACCGATTCAGTTCGACGGTTGATG